GCGCAGTAGGTCGACAAGGTGCAGTTGGAGCTCAAGGTGATGCAGGTAATAAGGGTAGTAAAGGAAATACTGGTAACCAAGGTGTTAAAGGAAATACAGGCCTCGCAGGTAATAAAGGTTCTACTGGCTCAGGTGGTAGAACGGGTATTAAAGGGAATACAGGCCTCGCAGGTAATAAAGGTAATACGGGTGCAACGGGCTTACAAGGTCTAAAAGGTAAAACAGGTAATTCAGGCGATAAAGGTTCTAAAGGAAATACTGGCGCAGTAGGTTTACAAGGTGCAATTGGAGCTCAAGGTGATGCAGGTAATAAAGGTGCTACTGGCTCAACTGGTAGAACAGGTGTAAAAGGTAATACTGGCGATGCAGGTAACAAAGGTAATACAGGCGCAGTAGGTTTACAAGGTCTAAAAGGTAATACAGGCCTCGCAGGTGATAAAGGTGCTAAAGGAGATACTGGTAACCAAGGTGATAAAGGTACTAAGGGTAATGCAGGTAATAAAGGTGCTACTGGCTCAGGTGGTAGAACAGGTGTAAAAGGTAATACGGGTGTTGCCGGAAACAAAGGTAATACAGGCGCAGTAGGTTTACAAGGTCTAAAAGGTAAAACAGGTAACTCAGGCGATAAGGGTTCTAAAGGAAATACTGGTAATCAAGGTCTACTTGGTGCTCAAGGTGCTGCAGGTAATAAAGGTGTTACTGGCTCAGGTGGTAGAACAGGTGTAAAAGGTGCAACAGGTCCTCAAGGTGATGCAGGTAATAAAGGAAATACTGGTAACCAAGGTGTTAAAGGAAATAAAGGTAATACCGGCCTCGCAGGTAATAAAGGTGCAAAAGGTAACCAAGGTAATCAAGGTGCAGTTGGAGCTCAAGGTGATGCAGGTAATAAAGGTGCAACTGGTTCAAGTGGTCGTACTGGTGTAAAAGGTAATACAGGCGTAGCAGGTGATAAAGGTAATACGGGTGCAACGGGCTTACAAGGTGCAGTTGGAGCTCAAGGTGATGCAGGTGATAAGGGTTCTAAAGGTAATACAGGAAACCAAGGTGCAGTTGGAGCTCAAGGTGATGCAGGTAATAAAGGTGCAACTGGCTCTGGCGGTAGAACGGGTATTAAAGGGAATACAGGCCTCGCAGGTGATAAAGGTAATACAGGCGCAGTAGGTTTACAAGGTCTAAAAGGTAAAACAGGTAATTCAGGCGATAAAGGTTCTAAAGGTACAACAGGTGGTGGTGGTGTTCAAGGTGCTCAAGGTAATGCAGGTAATAAAGGTGCAACTGGCTCAGGTGGTCGTACTGGCGTTAAAGGTAATACGGGTGTTCAAGGTGTAAAAGGTGTAATTGGTGCTCAAGGGGCTTCGATGAGTGGTTTAGGATATTTTGAAGTTCAAGGTGGTATACTAACATTTAAACCAAATGGATGGTCTTCAGGTGATGATGTCTATATCATAAGGTCTGTACATAGTGGTAGCTTTTACTAAATTATTTTTCATATTTATATACAAACATTAAAAAAGTTATGAGAGCAAATTTTGGATTCGATAGAAACCCTCATAGATGGGATGTAAATTTCACAGATTATTATTGGTTCGCAGATGGGTTTGATTCAACTGAATTAAGTCAAATAGAACAAATGACCAAACTCCTTCCATTTGAAGATGCAGCAACAGGTGAAGGTGAATCATCAAAAAAATCAGATTATAGAAAATCAAGAGTAAAATGGTGTCCTCAAAATCAAGAATGGGGATGGGTTTATGAAAAACTTCACAATATGATTGTAGAATCAAATCAAAAAATGTGGAAGTTTGATTTATCTACTATGAATGAATCAATTCAATATACTGAATATTATGGAAGTCAAGAAGGTGGGTATGATTGGCATATGGATTGTGGTATAGAGATACAAAATCAAAGAAAAATATCAGTAACAGTACAACTTTCAGATTCAAATGAATACGAAGGTGGTGACTTACAATTTAATATTGGAAAAGAATTGACTGCACCTTCTAAAAAAGGAGCAGCGATTATATTTCCTTCATTTTATTTACATAGAGTAACTCCCGTAACAAGTGGTATACGAAAATCATTTGTTTTATGGGTTGGTGGTGAACCTTACAGATAAGATATGCAAAAGACTACTTTACCAACGGCATTAGTATATGGTTGGAAACGATTTGGTAAATACGAATTAACATCCGACATCTATCACGAAGAAGATTTATTCGAAAATGTTGTAATTTATTCATACAGAGATGCTAAAAATTGGAAATCACATTTATCCAAACATAAAGCTGATATTATTTATGTAATAGGTGAAATTCCATCGGAATTACAAAATGTAACCGATGATATTGTAAAATCTAAGATAGTTAATGCAGAAGAAATTTATCCTGATAATGTAATAGCGAATGATGTAGTTTGTCAGTCAACTTTTTGGTCATGTGAATCAAATAGAGTTTATAGTAATGAAGATTCACCACTATTATCAGTATTCACTCCAACATATAAAACTGAAAATAGAATATTTAGAACATACAAATCTCTATTAGAACAAACATATCACAATTGGGAGTGGGTTGTGGTAGATGATTCACCAGAAGACCATCATTTAACTTGGCAAATGATAAATCATATAGCTAAATTAGATTATAGGGTAAAACCATATAGAATATCACCAATATCAGGTGGAAATGTTGGTGAGGCTAAACATAGAGCGGCAATGTTATGTAATGGTGAGTGGTTATTTGAATTAGACCACGATGATTGGTTAATATCAACTTGTTTAGAAGATGTTCTTGACGCAAGTAAGAAACATACAGATGCTGGATTTATTTATACAGATGTAACTGAAGTTGAAAAGGATAATTCACCGAGAATATATGGTTACATAGGTGATGATTGGTATGGTCATTCTGAGAATGGATTTGTATGGGGTTACGCAGGTCATACTTGGCAAGAGATTGATGATAAAGAGTGGTTAGTACATCATTATCCTGAAATAAATCCAAAAACAATTAGATTTAATATTGGGATGCCAAACCATTGTAGAGTTTGGAATCGAGATGTGTATCATAAAATCAGAGGACACAATAGAAATATTTCAGTCGCAGATGATTTAGAATTAATTATTAAAACATTTTTAGAAACTAAATTTATTCATCTTAAAAAAATGTTATATGTACAATATAATAATGGAGACTCTACTGTTGACAACAATAGAGTTGATATTAACCGAAGAGCAAGGTTAATTAGAGATTATTATGATACTCAAATAAAGGATAGATTTGAGGAATTAGGAAAAGAAGATTGGATGTGGGATTATGAAAAAAACCATTCAATAAAAGATATCAGTTATAGAGATTATGACAGATATGGTAAAAACGAAGAATTTGTTAATTATATAGTAGAATAGATATGAGAGTTTTATTTACAGTAGGATATCAAAACGAACCAATTAATGACACCATACTAAAACAAAAAGGTATGGGTGGTTCTGAATATTGCGTCATTAACTTAGCTAAAGAGTTTGAAAAGAAAGGTCACGAGGTAATAATTACAGGTGAAGTTTCAAATAGTCAAACAAATAATCTAAAATTTATTGATTATGACAGTATTGATAACAATCAACACTTTGATGTTGTTATTGCATCAAATTACATTCATTACTTTAAAGTTTTAGAAGATAAAAATATAACATTCGATAGTTCTTACTTTTGGATACATAATTTAGAGTTCTATTCATGGTATAATGGTGAGACTCTTCCAAATGATGGAGTAGATTATCTAAACCATCCTAAATTAACAAATATAATCGCAGTATCAGAGTGGCAAAAGGGTCAATTAGTGAAAAAATATAATTTAAACTCTGAAAAGGTTAAAGTTATAGGAAATGCTATAAACCCATCCGACTTTGATTCCATCCAACAAGAAAAATTTAAAGACAAAGTAATTTACACATCTGGACCTGATAGAGGATTGTGGAATCTGTTAAATATTTGGGATGATTTAAAAAACATTAATCCTAATTTAACTTTGTGGGTTGCATCACCACCTTATACTAATGATTGGGACACTTTAGAACGAATAAAAAAAGATTACCCAACTTATGAAAGAGACTTTGATGTACATTATTTAGGTTCACTAAATCCATCTGAGTTATACAAACAAATTAAATCTTCTGAGTGGTGGATTTACCCATCTCAGTATCCTGAAACATATTGTATAACTGCTCTTGAAATGATGATGGGTAGAGTTAAACTTCTATCATCTGATACAGGTAATTTAAAACACTTACTCGATAATAAAAGTACATTAATAAGTTCACATACTCATGAGTCAGGTGAAACTCCATTTGATGATAGTTCCCCTGATAACTACAAATGGGAAAATAAAAATACAGGCCTTATGCGATATACATTTATCGCAGCATTTGCTTTTTCAAGTCAACAAGTAAAAGAACACAAGAAGTTGTTAGATAGTGCTGAACAATTTGCAAGAAAACAAAATTGGAGTGACAGATATGTAGAGTGGTATAATTTGGTGAATGATAAGTTACCAGATGAGGCAAGAGGATTTACTCCGCCAGAAGATTTTGGATTTGAAAAACTTCATCCAGAACTATACACATATTGGGACAACAAAGATGAGTGGACAAAAAAATTCATATCATATTCAGCTCGTACAAAGGAATGGGATTTGATAGTAGACGAACCATTTGATAGTTGTTTTCAATTTCCTTTATTTACTGAAGAATTTTGTAAAATGATTAGAGAAGAAGCCGAACATTCTAATAGATGGACTTTTGACCGACATGAAAATTACCCAACAACTGATATGTTGATAACAGAAATTGGAATGGACGAGATATATAATGATGTATTGAAAGACTATGTTATGCAAGTTGCAGTATATTTATGGGCGTTAGAAGGTAAAGGATGGGATAGTATGAGTTCCGAAAACTTTTTAGCAAAATATATACCAACTGCACAAGGACACTTGGGAATACATCACGATAGGGCAGATATTACTTGTTTAGTACAACTATCAGATTTAGATGAATACGAAGGTGGTGGTACTTGGTTCAGAAGACAAAAGAAGTTAGTAAAAAATCCAATTGGTTACGCAACATTACATCCTGGCAATATAACTCATAAGCATGGAGCGCGTGCAACCACTAAAGGTACTCGTTATATTGTAGTTTCGTTCATGGAAAATAGGGAAAGCTAATTATTTCCATATTTATATACATAGAGGAGAATTAAATGGCAGTAAACATTCCAATATGGCCTGGTTCAGGTTCATTTTCAAGTGGTTCATCAACTCCTTTCGGATTCTTTGATTCTGATACTCAATTTCAGAATGACGCTCCGAAAGTAGCAGAATGGTGTGCGAAGAGATTGGGATACCCAATCGTAGATGTCGAGTTGCAAGATATAAACTTTTTTACTTGTCTTGAAGAAGCAGCTAACGAATACTCTTCACAAGTAAATCAATACAGAGCAAAAGAAAATATGTTGTCAATACAAGGTACTGCTTTAGGTACTGATTTGTCTGATACTGAGATTGCACCAAATCTAAATGGTATGGTTAGTATAGCAAAAGATTATGGTACTGAAGCATTAAGTGGTGGACGAGTAACAGTATATACAGGTTCTTTTGAAATGGTGGCAGGTAAACAAATTTATGATTTATCTGATGCAAATGTGGTGAACTTAGAAAATGGTTCAGTAAATGATGGTATCGTACTTAGACGAGTATTCCATACACAACCACCAGCAATCATAAGATACTTTGACCCATTCATCGGAACAGGATTAGGTTCTCAGCAAATGTTAGAAACTTTTGGATGGGGTAATTACTCGCCAGGTGTTTCATTCATGATGCAACCAATGTTTGATGACTTATTAAGATTACAAGCAATTGAATTTAATGATTATATTAGAAAATCATCATATGGATTCCATATAGATGGACAACGAATTAGATTATATCCATTCCCTCAAGGAAAAGATACAGGTGCAAAAGTATATTTCGATTATACATTAGAAAGTGAAAGTAAATCACCAATTGCAAATTCAAATGTTGTAAGTGATTTATCAAACGCACCATTTGGAAGATTAACATATACTAATATCAATAGTGCAGGTAAACAATGGATTGCACGATACGCATTGGCATTAGCAAAAGAAATGTTAGGTGCTATCAGAGCTAAATTTAGTTCTATTCCTATACCAGGTGCAGATGTAACACTTGATGGGTCTGATTTAAGAAATGAAGCTTCGGCTGAAAAAGAAACTTTGTTAACTGACTTGAAAGAAATGTTAGAATCAACTTCTCGTAGAGCATTAATGGAAGCAAAAAAAGAAGAGTCTGAATACTTAGAGGAAACTTTAAACAGAGTACCAAGACCAATTTTTATAGGGTAATTTATGGCATTGTTCGGTGGACAAAGAGATATGAGTTTGTTTAATAAATTGAACAAAGAACTCATTAATGATATAATTGATACAGAAGTGTATTACTATATGGTTGCGATTACTGAAACCAAATCTAATTTATATGGTGAGGGTGACAATAAAGTATTTCACAATCCAATAAAAATACCATGTTTAGTAGAAAGAAATCAAGCAGCACAAATATCTGATGAGTTTGGACAATCATATTCTCGTGAAGTTCAGTTTAAGTTTTTAAGAGATACATTAAAAGAAAAAGATTTAGTACCTGCAGTTGGTGATATTGTACAATGGAATAATGAATATCATCTAATAGACGCATCATACTCATATCAATACTTTGCAGGAAAGAATCCTCAGTATTGGGATGGTGGTGATGCTCAAGGTTTAAATGTATCTATTATATGTGATAGTCATGTTACAAGACAAACAAGTATTAAATTAGTAGAAACAAGATTCGGTAATTCAAACCAAAATGATAACGAAGTACCAATGGGACTATAAACGATGGCAACTAAATACAGAAATACAGACAACTCGAAACCTCAGATTATACAAACACAATCTTCTACATCACCTGACCCTATATTAAATAAAGCAAAGCAGTATAGAAGGGATAAGGATAATGTAAAAAATGTAAGTGTTGGTATTTACGATATCGATTCTGCATTTAAAAACTTTTTAGAAAAGGATGTAAGACCAACTGTTGAGGATGATGGAAGATTTTATCCTGTTCCTGTAATGTATGCATCACCTGAAAAGTGGGCAAGTGCACAACGAGATGGGTTTATGAGAGACGAAAACGGAATGATGTTAACTCCCGTTATTGTTTTTAAAAGAGATAATCTATCAGTAAACACCGATTTAGCAAAATTAAAAGTTGCACAAAACGAAGATACACATCAGTTCTTTGAAAGAAAGTACAATAAACTTAATAAGTACGACCAATTTGCAATACTGACAGGAGAAAATCCAAAGAAAGAATTTATGTCAGTTGAAAGACCTGATTATGTTGATTTACAATATGAAGTGATAGTTTGGTGTGACTATATGGAACAAGTTAACAAAGTTGTAGAGCAAATTGTATTTTTCCAAGGTCGTTCTTTTGGTGAAAGATATAAGTTTGTAATAAAAGGTGATTCTTACTCATTTGAAACAATGTCCGAGATGGGTCAAGATAGAATTACTAAAGCAACAATATCTTTAGTAACTAAGGCTTATATCGTTCCAGAATATGTCGGACTAAACAACAATACTAAACGAACAGTATCGATTGGAAAAGTTTCATTTTCAGAAGACCCAAGTCTTTCTGGCATTAAAATCTCTAAAAAGAGTGGTAATGAATAATTTTTCCATATTTATAAGTGTAGTAAATAAAATTAATATGTTATGGCAGAAAAAGAAATAAAAAGTTTTTCGGAAGAAGAAGTTAAAAAAATTACGGAAATTCAAAGTAAAACTCTATCAATTACATCAAGGTTAGGTGAGATTGAAATTGGTATTCAAAACATGGAAGCCCAATTCAATGAAATGAAACTTGAAAAGAACACTTTGATGGAATCTTACAGAGAATTATCCAACGAGGAAAGAGAATTAAGTGTGGAGTTGAGAGCTAAATATGGTGAGGGAACTTACGATGTGGCTACAAATACTTTCACACCTAACAAATAAGTATTCGTTTTGGAAATTTTTGGAGTATTTATATAAAGGTAAACCCAAAGATTTAATTTAGGAGAAAATAATGGCAGAAAGAATTGTTAGTCCAGGTGTATTCACAAGAGAAAAAGACCTCTCATTCTTACCACAAGGTATAGGAGAGATAGGTGCGGCACTTATAGGACAAAGTATAAAGGGGCCTGCATTCGTACCAACACAGGTAGAGTCCTTTCAAGAATTTCAACAAGTATTTGGTGGTTTGACAGAAGATTCATACCTACCTTATACTGCACAATCATATTTAGAAGACGCAGGAACTGCGACTATCGTAAGAGTATTAGGACAGAGTGGTTATACTGTTGAACCTTTAGTATTAAAGATTAGTGGTTCAGTAGCAGCAGTAATTCACCCTACTACAAAAGTACCTTTCGGTGGTGTTGCAAACTCAACAGGTTCATTTGATAGGTCACTTGTAACAAACTTGAGTGGTTCAGCAGCTTCACCAACACCAGATGTTTCGGCATCTAACTTCGCACTTTATATGAGTGCATCGGGTGCAGTAACAGGTTTATCAGAGTCAGCAGTACTTGCAATAGCAACCGCATCATTAGACCCAAGCGCAGTAAACTACATTGGAAAAACACTTGGTTCATCTCCTAAAAATGGTTCGGAATTTGGTTACCTATATATGAACTTCAATTCATTCCAATCGTCATCTTTCGCAGCTGACCCTAATTGTAATGTAGAAGTTGATACATTTAGAAAAACTGACTATACAAAAGCATACCAAGAAGCTTCAACACCTTTCATCATATCACAAGATGTATCAGGTACAAGTAAAAACTTATTTAGATTCCACACATTGTCACATGGTACTTCGACAAACTACGAATTTAAAATTGGTATTAGAGATATTAAACCAGCAAATGAAGTTCCTGGTTCTGAGTACGGAACATTTAGTGTTATCCTACGAAGAGTAGATACTTCTAAAATTGCTAATTCTATATTTGGTCAAACTGTTCAAGATAGTGATGTTAGACCAAGTATTATAGAAGAATTTAGTGGACTTAACTTAGACCCTAATTCACCTAACTACATTAAAAGAGTTATTGGTGACAAGTATATTACTGTTGATAACAATGGTAAAGTTACTTCAAATGGGGATTATCCAAACGCATCTGTAAACATTAGAGTAGAAGTAAATAGTGATATGGATGGTGGAGCACTTGATGCAAGTCTTGTTCCTTTCGGATTCGCAGCAGTTAAGTCACCTATACATAGTGGACATAATTTACCAAGTCCTACATATGTAACAGACCAGTCAATTGCAAATGAATTTAACAAAAGAGCATTCTTAGGTTATTCATTCGACTTTACAAATACAGATAACTTAAACTACTTAAACCCAATTCCAGACTCAAGTTCTGAAACTGTTGGAACTAAGTTCTTATTAAGTCAATGTACTTCTAATGGAGCAGCAATTGCACTAAACGATGGTCTTATAGACAATAAAAAATTCTTAGTACCATTCCAAGGTGGGTTCGATGGATTCGCACCAAACAGAACAGTACTAACAGGAACAAACATTGTTGCAGGTAATATGCAAGGATTGGATTTATCATCAGCAACCGCAGGTGGTACAATCGCAATGAGAAAAGCTATTAGCGCAATGTCAAATCCTGATGAATATGATATGAACCTATTAGTATTACCAGGTGTAATCAATAGACTACACTCTTCAGTAACTACTTTTGCAAAAGATATGTGTGAAGACAGACAAGATGCATTCTTCGTAATGGACGCAGGTTCTTACACAGATTCAATCTCAACAGTAGTTAACTCACTAAGTTCATTCGATTCAAACTATGTCGGAACTTATCACCCATGGTGTAAGATTCTTGATACAGACAAAAATAAACCAGTCTGGGTACCACCAAGTGTTGTATTACCAGGTGTTATCGCATTTAATGACGCAGTTGCTGAACCATGGTTCGCACCCGCAGGTTTAAATAGAGGTGGTTTATCAAATGTAATCGAAGTTAAGTCAAGATTGACTCATGACGAGAGAGATACATTATACGAAAATAGAATTAACCCAATCGCTACATTCCCTGGACAAGGTGCTACGGTATTTGGTCAGAAGACACTTCAAGCTAGACCTTCAGCTCTTGACAGAATTAATGTAAGAAGATTACTAATCGCATTGAAGAAGTTCATCGCATCATCTTCAAGGTATTTATTGTTCGAAAATAATACGGCAGCAACAAGAAACAGATTCCTAAGTATAGTTAACCCTTACTTAGAATCAGTACAACAAAGACAAGGTCTTTACGCATTCCGAGTTATTATGGACGAATCAAACAATACACCCGATATTATAGATAGAAACATCTTAAAAGGAGAAATCTTTATTCAACCAGCGAAAACTGCAGAGTTTATAGTACTTGATTTCAATGTACTTCCAACTGGCGCAGCGTTCCCTGAATAAAAAATAAAATAAAGACTATTTATTAGAAAGAGAAAACGGAGAATTAAATGGCACAATTATTAGACCCAAATGAAATAATGTTCACCAACTTTGAACCTAAAATGTCAAATAGGTTCATCATGTACATCGAAGGAATTCCTGCATACTTGGTGAAAACGGCAGCCAGACCAGAAATAAACAATGGTAAAGTTACCATCGACCATATCAATGTTAGAAGATATGTAAAAGGTCGTTCTGAGTGGCAAGATTTAGCAATCACTTTATACGACCCAGTCGTACCTTCCGCTGCACAAGCAGTAATGGAGTGGGTAAGACTACATCATGAATCTGTAACAGGTAGAGATGGATACTCTGATTTCTATAAGAAAGATATCACATTTAACAGTTTGGGTCCTGTTGGTGATAAAGTAGAAGAGTGGACACTTAAAGGTGCATACATTCAATCAGCTAATTTCTCAGACATGGATTATGCAGGAGAAGATTTGGCAACAGTAGAAATGACACTTACTTACGATTACGCAATACTACAATACTAAATACGGATTGTAATAAAAATTGAAACAAGAAACCCACCCCATAAGGTGGGTTTTTTAATTTAATTTACATATTTATTAAAGGTTAACCAAAAAGGAGAGAAGATATGGCAAAATTAATAGTTAAAAGAATTGAAGACAATATTGTCGAGTGGATTGGTGATGATTCATATTGTACTTGGGAAGACAAGGACAATGGTGAAGAAGCTGCAACACATTTTACAATCAAAGAAGCAAATGAAGATTGGGGACTCCCAATTAATGGCTTCGATTATGGTGGAAGAGAAAAAATTACCTATGATGGTGATTTACCAGATGGATTTGAATGTGGTGTAACTACACTAACAGGAACCGAAGGTAGTTATACTTGGGGATAATCCAAAATCTATTTTAAAATCTTAAAGTCTCATTATTAAAACAATTTTGAGACTTTTTGTATTAATAATAGTCCAGTTACATATATATTATAGTACAGTACAACAAAAAAAGATATAAAACGAGTTTTATTATGGCAAAAGAACGATTAGAAGATGAGTACCCAGTTTCCGACAAGGATATGGTACAAAAAGCTATCAAAGACCACGAACAAAGAGAAGTTCGTGACTATAAGTTCCCTACGGAAGTTATAGATTTACCCTCAAAAGGACTTATATACCCAAAAGACAACCCACTATCAAGTGGAAAGGTTGAAATGAAGTATATGACCGCAAAAGAGGAAGATATCCTAACCACACAATCATATATTAAAGACGGAACTGTTTTAGACAGATTATTTCAGTCATTAATCGTTGGTAATGGTGATGGTGAAACAATTAAATACATAGATTTAGTTACAGGTGATAAAAACGCAATTATGATTGCTGCAAGAGTACTTGGGTATGGTAAAGAGTATAAGGTTGAAATTGACGACCCAACTATGCCAGGTACAAAGCAAAAAGAAAACATCGACCTTACTCAATTCCAAAATAAGGATTATGAGGGTGAAAATCAAGTAGAACCACATAAAAATGAGTTCGAATTCACTTTACCAACCTCAAAGAGAAAGGTTACCTTTATGGCGATGACCGAATCTAAAGAAAGAAAAGTTAAACATCAAGTAGAAGCAATTAAGAAGGCAAATCGTAAATTAAAAGATATGACTTCAAGAGAGTTAACTACAAGAATGAAAAATATGATTCTTTCAGTAGATGGGTCAGATGACCAAAAAGACATCAATCATTTCGTGGACAATGAATTATTCGCAGTAGATTCAAAGGCACTCAGAGCGTATATCAACCAAAGTGTTCCCGATATTGATTTAACATTTGAATTTGTATCTGAGGAGACCGGGGAAGAGAGAGAAATGCAACTGCCTATGGATGTCGGGTTTTTTTGGCCTTCCGAGTGATTATAGAAAGCATTTACATTCTCAAATTTTTGACCTCATATATCATGGAAATGGTGGGTTTAGTCACACCGATGTCTACAATATGCCTGTTTGGGCGAGAAACTTCTATATCGGTAAGATAATAGAATTCAAACAAGAAGAAAAAAAGGCACATGATAAAGAAATGAGAAAAATCAAGTCAAAAACACCAAGAAAATAATAGTAGTATAAGAACCCGACATATTTGTTGGGTTTTTACATATTTATAGAATATAACAAAGGGATATTATATGAAAACCATCAAAGCAACTAAATTAAGAGAGGTCTTATCTTCCAAAGGAGTAGATGAGGGTTTTATTGATAGAATCTTTCACAGAATAGAAAAGGCTAAAACCGATAACAAACTTAAACAGATTGAAAA